TACTCTTACTCAACATGATGAAGACTCTGGTATTGGCTATGAACTCAGAGCCACCTTTCAGATTACTCACAAAGACACCGATGGTGATTTTGTTGTCACCATCACTGACCACAGGGACTGGTAATGGGAAATACCTACGAAGTTAAGGCCTGGGAATCCGCAGTGGACAGTGACCACTTTTACTGGTTGGAGATTTACCGAGGCGAGAGCTTGCTAAAAGCGTTATATAAGGTTTGGTGGTGTAAGCGCAATGGTTGGAAGTGTATCAAATTGGAATATCGTCCATGAATAAATTTAAACACCATTGTCCTGACTGGGACTTTATGCAGATTGATAGACATGATCCAGAATTCAATTGCTGCACCTGTAATTTCTCAGATATCGACGTTGCCTTAGAAGTACTAGAAGACTTAAGAGGTTACAGTGGTGTTGGCACCGATGGTAATCCATATGATACTCCATCATGGAATGCTGCTTTATCTGCTGCAGCTGATGTTATAAGATTTAGAGTGGAAAAAAATGAAACATCCAAATCCTGATTGCGAACGTAATTGTAAGTTTGTGTATGGATATAGCATGACTACTGACGTGTACTATAATCCTGTCTATGACCGGCATGGTAATAATTTGAATCCAGACGGCAACGTTACAAGCGGAACCATTGACTGTATAGAGTGCCATAAACGATGGGCATACTCTACACAATATGGAAAAACAACATTTAGTGAGGTTATATGAATGAACAACGCAAATCTATCGAGAAGACCACCGTGGTTATTCAATTTGATGAATATACCAATGATTATTTTATTGAGATTCCTCCTGATATGTGTAATGCAGTTGACTTTAAGGTTGGAGATACTATAATATGGGAAAAGAAGGATGAAGAAACCTGGACCTTAAGGAAGAAGGATGAGTGATATTTGGACCCGTAGAACAGAAATAGATAGAGCCCGCAACAAAAAGATGCAGGAGCTGATGGCAGAATATGATAAAACTGTTTACTATCCTGCTAAGCGCGCTTTGATTGAAGAATGTGGTAAAGTTGGCCATCGCGGAGGCAAGTATCATGACAATGGATTTGGTTGGTCATGGTTCTATTGTGCTGGGTGCGGTGGTCGATACGATATAACTGGACCTAATGGAGATAAAAAAGATGAGTAAGTTACTAGAAGCGATGCAGGCACTAGATACTGGTGATAGAAAATATATTACACCTAGAAAATCTAAACTATTTGATAATGTTGTCAATATAAAGAGTACTATCTTTGAAGATAAACAGTCTATCAATGTAGCTAAAGTTTATAGGGTTGCTGCCACATTTGGCACCCAAGTAATGATAACAGATACTGAATTATTGAGTAATCCTCATGCATTAGAGTATGCTGCCGATAATGCGAAGAGAGCTGTGGCTGAGGCTGTATTTGGTGAATTTAGACCTATTATTATACAAATCTACAATGCATTATATGATTATGATGTAGAACAAGCACGCAAATTGCTATCTGAACTTGAAATACAAATGTTTAATGTAAGGTGAATGAGTGGTGAACGAATATCTAGATGAAGATGGTTATCCTACTGAAGAAGCACTTGACAAGATAGAGAACTGGTCCTATAATGATCCTAGAGGCTGGTTTAAGTTTATTGAAAACATCTGGCATCTAAGGTCTTGGGGTTGGGCGGAAGATTATAATGAAAACGGTAAGTATGAATACAATATAAGCACTGCTGGTTGGTCTGGTAATGAGGACATCATAAGGGCTATGCAAGAGAATAAAAATCTTTGGTACTTTTCCTGGGTACAAAGCCGCCGAGGCGGGCACTATATTTTTGAAGTGGAAGAATTATATTTTGAGATGGAAGATGAAAACTAAACAAGAAATTATTACTGCAATGTGTATTACTTTTAGGCATGATTATGGACTACCCAAAGAAAATTATAGAATAGAAGGTACCCATGGTGCACTGTCATCTGGAATGACCAAGCAAGAGCAGGAAACTCTTTATAATACCATGCTAAAGATTTACGCTAATGCTATAGAACCTTATATGGTAATCAAGGGTGAACCATATATTCCACAACCCGATCCAGCTGCAGTACTCGAGCGTGAAAAGTTTCATTATCAAATTCGATTCTTAGAAGAACGATTAGAAATTTCTGAAGAGCATTTAGATAAAGCTATGGATATGTTACGTAATCTAATTACTAAATTGAAATAATAAAGTAAAGGTCAACTGATATGGCACACATTATTCGTGATGGTGAAGTAGTACCTATTGCAATTCCTTTAGGAAAGCGTGTAAAGATTGGTAGTAACTATAGGGAACCACTAGAAAACTTTGTTGCTAACGATCAATTATGGATTCAAGATATCTTTACATTTAACCAAATTCCTTGGTATGCCATTAAAAATAGAACAGAAAAATGGTTTATTTATGCCGTTCTTTCGTGTTCAGCAATCTATATATTATCGTTCCTTGGAAGATACCTAACTAATTAATGTCAAAAAAGATAGCAATATTTGTCAATCATCCTCAATGTTCCATCCAGTCTGTCAACGGTGTGATGGAAGCTTTGCCAGAATACTCATTTAAGATATTTACAAAACACCATGTGGAAAAATCGTTTTTTGACGATGTCCACATGGTTTGTTTTCCTGGAGGGATTGGCGATAGTGATTCTTTTGACGATTTATTAAGGAAAAATAAAGATGAAATTAAAAGGATTGTGCAGCAAGGTAGGCCGTATTTGGGAATATGCATGGGTGCTTATTGGTGTGACAGCTTTTACTTTGATTTCCTTAAAGGGACTCGTGTGGTTCAGTACATCAAGGCTAGGGGAGCATGTACTAAAAGACCTCACGCAAAAGCTATACCAATAACTTGGAAAGGTCACCAGGACAGAATGTTCTTCTATGATGGATGCACATTCGAAGGTGGTGACTATGTAACAGTTGCAACATATGCAGAAACAGGTTATACTATGGCAATGACTCAAGAAAACCTTGGTCTAATTGGCTGTCATCCAGAAGCAACACAACACTGGTTTGATAGCTATAATTATATGAAAGAACATTGGCATCATGGTATGCATCATAAACTACTTAATCAATTTGTAAAGAAATTATTATGAAATTTGATAGATTTGACTTTGAGCAGCAATTGCTAGATTGCTGGAATATTACCAAAGACCTTAAGACTGTGTATGAAGGCATTTGCGATTCTAGTCCTGCATTGACTGAAGATCAAACCGTTAATGCTTTAATGGGTCTTGAGACATTGTACGAACTAAAGTTTAACAAACTATGGTCAATGTTTGAAAATGGTGTGAATCAACGATCAATTAATAGTACAAAGGAAGAACATGTATAAGTGGCGCGAAACTAGTAATATGAATTATTACTTTAGAGAGTCTGATGGTAGAATCGTGGGTGCATCTTGGCATGCTGCATTGTCTACTGCTTTTTATTCTGCCAAGATTTATACTGAGACTTTTCCCTTTACCAATGACTGTGAAAGATACTTGGGGCACTATATTAATGAGGGTGCTGCTAAAAAGGCTGTAGAAGAATATTGGCATAAGCAATCTAAGACTGTCGAGATTACCTATGTGGGTTCTTAAATGATTATAGAAAAATTAGCATTATATACTGCTATAATTTATTTTTGTAGCGGTACTGATTGCGGTATTCTCACTACCTCTGAACCTATTAGAAGTGAGGAAGAATGTCAAGAACAATTAATACATATGCAAGATAGACTAAAATCTAACCAAACTAGAAAGTTTGAAAAAGTAGAAGGGAGATGTGGACGTATATTATTAGATTATAAAGAATTTAAAAACGATGTTTGTAATATAAAAACATAGGATTAGATTAGAGGTTGAACATGAAAGTGGTAATTAACAGGTGCTGGGGTGGATTTAATTTGTCATTTGAGGCTTATAAGCTAGTTGCTGAACGTAAAGGATGGCAACATGCTGTTGATGATTGGGATAATGATTACTGGATAATTTCTTCTAATGCTCAGTGTGTTGCTAGTGACTTAGATAGAAATGATCCCGATCTTATTGCAGTAGTTGAGCAATTAGGTGACAAGGCAGCTGGAGATCATTCAAATTTAAAAATTGTCAATATTCCTGATGACGTGGATTGGTATATTCATGATTATGATGGTATGGAAAAAGTTCACGAACATCATAGAGAATGGTCATAACTTTTTAAGATGTGACCTATTTACTCTAACCATAATCCAAGTGTTATACCAAAGTTCTGAATTTTCTAATACACCTCTAACAAACTGTTCTTTAGCTTCTAAGTAATTAGTTACCCCTTTTGAAAGGCAAAGGTGTAGGATTTCTCTAGTAAAGTTATCCTTACCTAGCTTTTCAACATCAGCCTTAAGTTCATCAGAACTTGACCAATACTCCTTCCAATCACTCTCAACCTTAAACCTAACACGTTTTTTGTTTACTTGTTTGCGTTTTGGTGTCCAGAACAATTTTTTACCAATATACTTTCTATTACTAATTATATTTGTTATGCAATAAACAAACCCGACATATTGGCCGGGTTCAGTAAATTTTTCACCATGATACATCCAACTCATTCTTCATCTTCTTCTTCATCCAACTCATAGAGTTCGTGACCACAAAAAGGGCAAAAGTTTACATGATAATAACTTTCATCTAAGTTATACTTTATCTTAAACATCGCCCCACATTCATTACAATCAAATTGTTTTTGCATGGATTTGTTCTACCTCGACTTGACACTTCCTTAGGAACTCGATCCCTTCGCTGGATCTATACTGATTACGGTAATAAACGCTCTTAACACCTGAAGTATATATCAACTTAGAACATTCCATACATGGGGCATGAGTGATAAACATAGTAGAAGCAAGCCCGCTCTCATTTGATCTAGCAAGTTTAGCGATGGCGTTAGCTTCTGCATGAATGACTTCAGGTTTTGTCTTAAGCGTGATGTTAAATCCATCTTCGTGATTCTCTTCGCAGTTGTTATCCCATCCAGTAGGTGTACCGTTATAGCCTATACTTATGATTCTATCATCTTTGACTACTATCGCACCAACCTTTAGTCTCTTTGCATAGCTAAGTTTTGCAAATGTTTCTGCTACATCCATAAATGCTTGTTTAACTTTTTCTTTCACGCTTCTTTCTTTCCATCATATCAACAAACAATATTTCTATGTCAGCATGCTCGCCAAATAATTTCTTAAACGTTTTAAGGACATCTTGAAAGTATGGAGAATCAGGATTGTTTCTTCCAAAGTATACATCATTGAGAATTAAATCTCTATACTCTTGTGAAGTTTCCTCTAATACATCCCATTTATTCAATGGACATGTAAATAGAGGAATTACTGCTTTAAGTTTTATAACGCAGCCACATTCAGAACACATCTCAATGCCGCCCATCGATTCTACTCTTTTCTCGCATGAGCGGCAGGTTTCTAGTCTCTTTGCAATGTAGCTCAAGCTACCTTACCCCATACTTCTTCCCAACTCCCTGATAATGCGCCCTTTGCATAATCCGTGGCTCTGTTCTCAAAGAAGTTAGTATGTGTTGGTGCATTGATCATTTCCTCCACCCAAGGCAAAGGATTCTTCTTAACCTTCATGATTCCTTTAAGACCCAAGCTAATAAGACGACGGTCAGCAATATAGCGGATATACTGTTTAACGTCACTAGCGTCCAAGTTAGCCACGCGTACCATGCCAAATGCCAGATCAATAAACTTATCTTCAAGCTCCACCATCTTGGTAGCAATCGTGTAAATCTTTCCTTTAAGTTCATCGTTCCAGATTTCCCTATTTTCTTCTATATAGGTTCTGAATAGTTTGATCATGCTTTCAGCATGCATGGTCTCATCTACAATAGACCAAGTAACGATTTGACCCATTCCCTTCATCTTTCCATGTCTTGGAAAGTTAAGTAGCATGATAAAGGAACTGAATAGTTGCATCCCTTCAGTAAATGCACTGAATGCAGCAATATGTTCAGCTGTTGATTCTTTAGTACTATTTCTAGAACTTAAATCTAAAAGATAGTCATGCTTTTCTCTCATTTCACCATATTGAAGGAATTCATTGTATGTTGTTTCTGGCATTCCTAATGATTCAATAAGATGTGAGTATGCTGCAATATGCAATGCTTCTCTTGCAGCAAATCCAGCTAACATCATTCTAATTTCTGGTTGTGGAAAATATGGTAAGTAGTTCTTTACATAACCACCAGCTACATCAATATCGCCTTGTGTGAAGAATCTAAAGATATGAGTTAAGAACTTTTGCTCGTCTTCTGTTAGTTTGTTTTTCCAATCCTTAACATCCTCTAACATAGGGACTTCTGTATGTAACCAATGGGCTTGCTCGTGCTTTAACCAAGCTTCATATGCCCAAGGATAGTTAAATGGTTTGTAGTATGTTCTGTCTTCTAGTAAGTTTGTTTTTGTTTTTTTAATCATTTGCGATAAACTTTAAAAATTCTTTTTCCTTTAATACGCCTGTATGTCTCTTAACTTCACCGTTTTCATCTACTAGGATCATAGTAGGCACCGATGTTACTTTCCAACTTTTAACTAAGTCAAACTTCTCATCAATATCTACTTCTTCGATCTCGACGTTAACTCTCTCACCTAAGTTCTTTATTATACTTGATTGTGTTTTGCAGGGGCCACACCATTCCCCATAAAATTTAAGTAGTTTCATCTTTGTCTATCCTCGTTACTTTTTCTTCTTCAATCATTCTTATAATGTTTTTGGTTAGTGTCAAATCTCTTTCTAACCAATACAATTTATCTTGCAACTCGATTAGCTTTTCTTTATAGAACAAAAGTTCTTTCTCCTTTTGTTCTTTCATTTCATAGACGTCTTTAAGTAAAATTATCTTGCTCATATCTTAGAACGAATATCTTGAATAAGTTTTTCACAAATAGTATCAATCTCCTCTCTTGTAAAATCCATCAGATCATGATTATTTGTCTCGCCAATATACATATCGAACTCTGCAAGACGATAAGGCATATATGTCCTATCATCACCTTTCTCTATGTTAACAAACCAACCTGGATAACCACAATTTATAGGAGTTGTACCGCCAAATAAAACCATTCCTGGTTTATCAAATGCATAAGCTAGGTGTTGTCCTGCACTATCACAACCAAAGAAGTAATCAGATTGTGATGCAATCATTGCCCATTCTCTAATTCCTACTCCTCTAATTCCTAAGACCATATTTCTATCTACAAAAGGAATTTCTCTATCATCAAATAATGCAATTTGAAATCCAGCCTTGGTTAACGCATTAATAGCTTTGATAGTTAGCTCTCTAGAAAACGATCTTACTGTATTATCTAATACTTCATTGTTATTGAAAGTAGCTGTACTACCAAATGGTTGAAAGAGGATTGTCTTTTTACCAGATGGTTTAATGACATCGTTAAACCTGTTTTTCTCTGGTTTAGTTAGATAGATCCTAGGTTTGTGTGTAGGTTCTGTAGAATTGTTAATCTCTTCATTAAATGCTTGAGAAAGACTAATTCTGTTATTGATGTAATTAGAATTAAAATAGGGTTCTGGTTTAAAGATCTTTGTATCTTTTATTCTATCAAAAAGACCTTTTGTATTGTTATCAAAAAGATTGTTAGCTAAAAGTTTATTACCCCAAAACAAAGGTGTCCAGAAATAAGTAATAATTGTTGTATCAGGGTGTTCAGTGATAAAGTTTTCAAGAGCTGGAATTGAGCAGATCTGGCGACCTGCGCCTCCATCAATTAGTATAGTATGTTTCATAATTATCTAAACTTTGGTCCACTAACCCATCCCACAAGACTACATCTTGTTCCTAGTGTTACTGGAGTTACTTCATGTAATGTAAAGCTAGGAAAGAAGTTAATAGTTCCTTGCTTTCTTGAGGGTTTGACAGGAGTTGGTGCAGTGTATAATAATAAATCTCCACCCTCGTAACTATTTTCATTGGAAAGCTGAACACTAAAACTTAGCTTTCTTGATACAGCAGTATTGTATCCATAATCAGTATGCTTATCATACATACCACCATCACCATCAGTATCATCATATTTGGTAAATTGTAATTCCTCCAATGCTACTAAATCAAACTGAAAAAACTGTTGGTTGATGTTGGTAATCAAGTCGGTACACTTCCTGTATAACCACTCACATTCACCATTTTTATGATCTAACCAACTGATATGAGAACGTCTTATATCATCGTTAATTGGATTTTCACCAAATACTGTTGCTCTGGTGGGAGTAAATACTTCAGTCCCTAATCTAATTACTTCTTTACACTCTTCTTCACTGAATGCATTTTCTACAAATGCATACGTTTCGTTGATCCACCCTTTCAAAAACCACATAATCTATTCTCCTATTAACCCTCACAAGCTAAACAAACTTCGTCACTTTGTGCTAATTGTTTTAAATCTATTTCCTCGATCACCTGACGTTCTATTTTCTTAGAGACTTTATCAGCTTTCGAAATCTTTTCGCTGCGGCAGTAGTATAACGTTTTGAGTCTTTGCTTCCATGCCATAAAGTGGACTGCGTGTATGTATTTGACACTTGAGTCAGGCCTGAAAAAGAGATTAACGCTCTGCGCTTGGTCAATATAGGATTGGCGATCAGCGGCATGCTGTACAATCCATCTTTGGTCAATTTCCATTGAAGTCTTAAACACTTCTTTGGTCCATTCATCGAGTATTTCAAGATGTTGAACACTACCATCATTGGCGATAATACTCGACCAGATTTCGTTATAGTCCAACTTAGAATCGGCATCACATTTTTCCTTTATAATATAATCTAACCATTTATTCTTATTAAGATGAGCCCCTGATAAAGTATCTTGGCGATAAGCATTAGCACGATAAGGTTCAATGCTAGGAGAGGTATTGCCCATAATAATGGATGATGAAGCATTGGGAGCAATAGCCATAAGATGGCTGAACCTACGCCCAGTGCCCACAGCATCAGGAGCTTCACCACGATCTTTTCCAAGGTCAAGGTTTGCATGATCTAATCCTTCACGGATATGTTTAAACATTTGTTTATTTTTGCTTACAGCCAGCGCTGATTCAAACGGGACTTGTACCTTTTGTAAGTAAGCATGAAAGCCTAAGGCTCCAATGCCAATAGAACGCTCAGACCTAGCAGAATGAATGGCTCTGGGTATGGTAGTTGGCGCGTTATCAATAAAATACTGTAGAACATTATCGAGCATCTCAGCAACATCACGGAGGAACTGTTTATTATTTTTCCACTCATCGAAGTATTCCAAATTAACTGATGACAAACAACACACCGCAGTACGTTCTTTGTCTGTTGGTAAAATAATCTCACTACATAAGTTACTTTGTTTAATACTTAAGCCAAGTTTCTTTTGAAACTCTGGCATTGCATTATTGCTAGTATCAATGAAATGCAAATAAGGTTCGCCAGTCTGCATTCTAAGTTCTAAGATACGTTGCCAAAGTTCTCTAGCTGAGATTGTTTCTCTTACTTCGCCGTTATGTGGATCCTTCAACTCCCAAGTATCATCAGCAGATGGATCAATCATACACCTTTCAATGATATGCATAAAATCATCAGTAATATTAATGCCGTGATGTAGATTCAAGGCACGCATATTGGGATCGCCTGTTGGCTTTCTCATATCTAGAAATAAGAGAATATCAGGATGAGAGATATTAAGGTATGCAGCATAAGAACCACGACGAGTCCTACCTTGTCTATAAGCGAGAGATGATGCGTCATATGTGCGAAGATGGGGCATCACTCCAACACTTTTATCATCCGCTGAACGAATACCGATTCCAATTCCTACTCCTCCACCGAGCATTGAGAGCCAGTTGACTTCTGATAAAGTGCTGACCAAACCTTCAGCACTATCATCAAGATAAGGTAGAAAACAACTAATAGGAAGACCCCGCTTCGAGCGTCCAAAAGAGAGTATCGGTGTGCTATAGCTAAGCCAGTGATTGCTGCTATAATCATAAAGACGCTGACTGTGCTCTGGATTTGATCCAAACGCTGATGAGACATATGCAAACCTTTCTTGAGGAGAAGCTTCACCTTCCATCATGTATGATTCTTGCAACCTTTTAACACCCAATTCATCGAACAAATTATCTCGAGAATAGTCTACCTTAATGCCATGGACAATTCCAGGGGTCATATACTTTACTCCGTTATTTTTGTTTTACAGATCAAAAACTAATAATCAAAGACCTAATAAGTTCTTCTTAGGTGCCTCTATTTTGATAGTCTCTACTTTGCATTTTTCAGCTAATGCAATCGCTCCTACTCTTACTCCAGTGTCTCCACCTTTAGCAATTTCAGTCACAGCAGCAAAACATGCAGCTTGTGAAATCGTTGTGTCTTTACTTATAGACTTTGCAGTGTCGTAATATAACTGCTCTTTACTTGTAGTTGCACAAGAGGCTAGAAGTAGTGAAATTAACATAATCATGACATATCTCATTTCTTGACCCCATCATATACTTCTTTTTGTTTCTTATACCAATCATTCCAGCCATCATTCTTAAGACTGCATTCATAGTAAAGAGTATAGTTGTTAACTACTGCTTTTAGCAACTCAGTAATTGCAATTTTGTCACCTTCTATCTGTTTAAGATCAGGACATTTTTCTAGCAATTGCTTAGGTGCTTCTGGCCACTGTGGTTTAGCTGGTAAAAACTTAGTAACCATACCGCAACCAGATAATCCTAAAGCTACAAGAATGGCTAATATATATCTCATTTCTTGTCTCCGGTTGCTGGTGATTTAGCTGCTTCATTATGCATATTAAGTATTACTGAAGGAACTGGACATTCTTTGATGACACGTTTCAGTTCTTCAATCTCACCTTCAAGTTTCTTCTTCTGATCTTCTGATAAGTCTTTAGTTACTTCTTTTACTACTTCAGGTCCCTGAATTATCTTATCGACAAACTTAGTAATTACTTCACCTTTTTCTTTAATTACTTTAGTTTTTTCAACAATCTTTTCTTGTACTTCTACAGTTACCTGTTTACCTTTATTTTCAGCAACTGAAACCTGCTCTTCTAGTTCCTTGACACGATTTTCCCATTTTTGTTCATTGCTAGCTGCACCAAGAAACCATATCGATATTACTGTTAGAGCAATACCAACACCTTGTACAGCAAACCTATTTGCAGTTACTAATGGAATTTTTGATAGGAACCAAGCAGCAGCAATCGCTGCGACTCCTAGTGCAAGTGTGAATCCCCAAAACCAAGTTGGGATCCAACCAAAGAGCATGGTTAGTTGCCACATATCAGTCTAACCTCTTAATGAGTGGAAATACTTTTGATATAACTTCTGCGCACGCTAGAGCAATATCAGCGTGCTCTTTTTGTGTTCCGTTTTCTTTTCGTAGAGATATATAGTGAATCCAAGATCTCACGGTTCCATTCATATAAAGTCTAGATTCTGTCAAACCTTCTGGAAGTACTGCACGAGCTTGTTCTTTTGCAATTCCGTTTTCAATAGCCCAAGTATAAGCATGCTTTGCTGCTTGGATAACATCTGCCTGTATGTTATCCCATCTAGCTTGTAACATGATATCATCTGTTTTTATACTGTTTTGTCTGTTCTTGGTGTCCTGTAACCTTGCTTCTCTAAAAACGAAATTGAGTTCTTTAACAGGGTCAGCATATCGCTGGGAGAACTCTTGGAAACTGAAACTTCTGTGTCTGAGGATTTGTCTTGCAATGTCTCTGGTGGTTGTGATTTCGAGACAGACGTTGACCATTTCGAATGGTGACCAATGCTGGTTTTTAATAAGGTATCGCAGTAATCTGTCCGAGGTTTCTGTATTGGATTGATTACTTGGGTTCGACACTCTGGCGCAGTAGGCAATGAGATCTTGTATATCGGGCACAGTTTCGAAATCATCTAGTAACTCCGATGAGGGTTCTGAATAACTAATTAACTTAACTTTCATACTCTTTTCCATGATGTAAATTTTAACTTTGCTTGCAAGCCTTGAAACGTATTTGTATTTATAATCTTATTAACATTTATCCCAGCTAAAATCATCTCATTAATATCTTTTTCCTCAATTGTTTGAGGCCAGATAACAACACGGTATTGATCATCGATCATACTACCAAGTAATTTAACTACTTCTTTATTCCTTGGTTGATTATCTAGGACGATAATTAGCTTTTCTTTAGGCAAATTAGACTGTTTTAGCTTTACAATAGCTGTTCCTGCTACTGCTATAGCATTAGGAACAAATAAACTGTCTATTGGCCCTTCTACAGCGTAGATATCTTTATTTAGATCAATATCATCAATGTTGTAGATCATTGGATCGTCTTCATCAATCTTAATTGTGAGATATCTCAGAGCTTCACCTCTCAATGCTCTGCATGTTAGACCAACTAATTTATCTTGTTGATTATAAAAGGGAATTACAAGCCTTGGTTCTGTGGTTTTAATCTGTTCTTTGTATTTGTCTGATAATTGCACTATCTTGCTAATATCATCAACATAATAAAGTTTATGAAATTTTTCGATCGGTATCTTGCGCTTCGTAACAAACTCAACTGCCTCATTATCTTTTGGTAGCTTATCGAGTCTTTCCATCAAAGAATCAATAAGTCTTGTTGGTCCAAATACTGGTTCTTCTATCTTAAATAGTTGTTCAACATTTGCTGTAGATTTCTTTTGTTGGTCACCATCAGCATATCTCTCAAGCAAGTACTGCTTAAAGATCATGTGATCAAGGTCTTTCAAAAAATTACTAAATGTCATACTTGCAGAACAATTGTGACATTTATAGTAGAGTGTATTATTTCTACCATAAAAGTAGCCACGAGTCTTTTGTTTGTTTTTTGTTGAATCACCACAAAGAATGCAGCGACAATTGTAGAGGTTGCTACTCTTCTTTTTAAAGAGAGGCAACCTGTTACTAATTAGGGAAAGATACTTGAGATCGAGATATAAAGACATATAGGCTCCTAAGAACCTATATTATACGTGCAAATGATGTTAAGATCTACTCACCACTGAATAACTTAAGAACAACAGGATTGTGTGACAACCAACCAGCTGCAGCAATAGCTCCTAGGACTAAATAAGTCCATTTGGTTTTAATATTTTCAAAATCTTCAAGGCGTCTAGAAAGAGAAGCATGTTGGTTACTAGCTTCAGCTCTCATTTCCTTGAGAGTATTTGAAAGGTCATCGCGTGTTTTATCCAAACAGTCATGCATTTTTTGAACTTCGACTTTTACTTCATCGAGTTTTTCATCTAAATTTCTGACTTGTTCTTCTAACACTGCTATTCTCGCTAGGTGATCGTCAACCATTGTTACTTTTTCTTAGCTGGAGCCTTCTTAGCAGGAGCTTTAGAGGCAGGTTTAGCGGGAGCTTTAGCTGCTGGAGCTTTGGCTGCTGGTTTTGCTTCTTCTTTAGGTTTGTTCAACTCTTTATACTCCTCTGAAGAGATAAAATGACCACGAATGTTATCGATTGGTTCTTGTGTTTCTACCCAATACTTTAAACCAGCTTCATCAGGATCACGCTTTAATAACTCTTTATATAAAGCAGTGATTGCTTCTACTCTCATCTTAGCCTTGAATTCATCAGACTTCATGAACTCTTCTCTAATTGTGTCAATATCGTGTGGTGTAGATACCCAATAATCTAATCCACCTTGATCAGCCTCACGTCCAAGTACTTCTTTGTACAGATCTGAAATTTGTTGTTTTCTGCTAGCCATAATATCATCCTCTATTTGTTTTGGTGTTTCTGGTTCTTTCACTACAACGGGGTTAACAGGAGTAGCAGGTACTACAGACTCAAGTTTTTCACCCTGTTCTAATCCGAATAATTTTTTAAAAAACTTAAGCATTTGGCTTTCTCCTAAACATATTTAATTTCTTTGACTTTCCAGTCGGTTTTCCTCCTACAGGATCTGTAGCAGTTGTATAAGTTGTTTTTTCACTACCAGTGCTTGAACCAATGGCAGCTCCAGATGTATTAGCAATTGCAACATCTTCTGAGTACTGTTTGAATGTCTTTGTAAACTGTTCTGAAAAGAACTTATTAACAATACTTTTTTCTTCAGCAAGTGGTCTAGTAGCTTTTGTTATAAACTTCATTTCAAGATCTATTGACTCTTTGCCAGCATCCAAATCTTCTCTAATCAAAGCAAGTGCTGCAGCAATGGAAGTTAACTTCTTGTTTTCAGTAGGAATTCTTTCAATAATTCTTTTCATTCTAAAAACTAGTCTATGCAAGAGAGTATAATTATCCAACTCTTCTTGTGTTTCTAGTTTCTTTTTTAGTAGTTTACCTTTATCATCTATAATACCAAGACGATATGCATCAGTCTCCTTGAATGGAGTAACTAACATCTTTAGGATTCTATAAGTTATTAATCCGTCTACAAATCGTGCTGACATTATAGGTTCTTTAAAGTTTCTAAAATAGATTCATCTATAATAATATCTGAATCCTTAATATGAATTTCTTTAGAGACAATAACTAGTCTAGGCATAAAATTTAAAAACACTAGGAAGGTTTTTAACTGCGACCAATATTGCTTCTCTATTTTATAAAACAGCATCTTAGTTGCTGCTTCTACACCAAATAAGTTATAGATGACGATGATATGATTGAGTATCAATCGTTCTCTTAATTCACCTTTATCATTAAACTTTTTAAATAACCTTTTAAGGTACTTAAATTTGTTTAAGTCATCATAAAACTCACTTAAACCTGTACAATTTTTGTTATCGTAATGCTTAATTGCATACATCACAAAGTTATCATCATTTAATTCCATACTGTAACTTATTATGTTAGTCTAACAAACACCTGCCCATTTGCTTGATAATAAACACTACCTACTGCAATTCCTGCTGTTGCAGCAGCTGTATCATCTGCATAAGGTCCTGGAACTACTGTTGCAGATGTAACTCTTCCATTAGCAGCAATATTAACACCAGATCCTGCAGTTAGTGCATAGACTGCTCTAGTATTAGTAAAGTAAAGATTAGAGCCTTCTGTAACATTAGAAGTATTTAGAACGGCAGAAGATATCACTGCACAAGCAAGTTGTGCATTAGAGACTGAGGTTGTTTGACCAAATACATTTGCTACAGTACCTGTATATGTTTCTGTAGCTGTAATTCTTCCATTTGCAGCAATGCTAATTCCTGCACCACCAGTAAGAACATTAGATGTAGCTAGACTGACATATTGTGTAACACCAGTTTGATTTCTTCCCATAACATTCCAAATATTATTGGAATAAATGAAAATTACTGTGTCACCAACATTAGAAAATAATACGTTTGCTTCGTTGGCAATATTAGAACTTATCCAATAATCACCACCGTATGTTGTCATCGTGACAACTTTAATTTGATTTTCTGATCCTGAAGGAATAAAAATTCTACCTGGACCATCTGTAGAATTTAAGAATGTTACAGTTGCTGTAACTGGAATAGAAGCACCTGTTGAAGATACTGTGGATGTTGCAGATCCAAGTTGAACCTTGGATTTCATATTAACATTGGCAGCAGAAGCGTTAAGATTATCTAATGTAATCTTTCTACTATTAACACCAGTTACTACATAAAGTAGTGTATTTCCAGATACTGGATTAGTAGCTGCATCTAGTTCTGAAAGTTTTGCGTCTGCCATAATTAAGCTTCAATTGTAGTATAAAATAATGTAACAGATACTGAATTAGCACTTGCTGACAAATTAGTTACATTAACATAGATTGTGCCATTTGGATTAGCATCACTATTATATCCAGTAACAGCTGGTGCAATATATGCATTTACATTAGATACTGGATTATAATAATCTAAAATTACACCAGCATTGGCATTTGGTGTCGTTGCTGCAGCTCTTGCAACATCATTTGCTCTCATCATGCTGTCGGTATAAATTCTAATTCTACTTGCAACATTAGAACCTACACGATATAGAGAATAGATATTTGCACCAGATATTTGTATATTTGCATTAGCACCAACTGCTATGTTAGCTGTGCTAGCAACTTTTACAAATCTAGTTCTTGCCAATAAATTGGCTGATGTAATTTTTCTGCTATTGCTACTTGAAACGATATAAAGTAAATCGTTAGCGCCAGCAGAATTTACCTCAATTAAATCTGATACACGTGAATCAGCCATGTTTTATCTCTTACCTGTTTTTAAGTTGATCTACTTCATCGCTAAGTGTTTTAACTGCATTAACAAGAGCAGCTACTATCTGATTAACATCAATACCAAGATAACCTCTTCTGTCAGAAATAATTGGATTCATATCAACATAATTATTTGCTGCATTATAGACGTCTTGAGCAATAAATCCAATCATTTTTGGACCATATCCAGCATCTTCATTTACTGTAGAGTTTCTCATTTCAAATGTTTTAACATCTAAAGCCTTAATGAAATTTAAACCAACAGTGCTTGGTGCAACTGATCTTTTCAAATTAACATCAGAAGGTACTGCACCAATTGTTCCATCGCCACGATATACTTGAGAAGATGTTCCGCTTGGATCTTCTAGAAGCGATGAATTGAAATGAACACCATCAAGACCTAATCCAACTGAGCCAGAAGCTCCAGTTCCAGGCCAGTAATATCTAAATCCACCTGCAGCCACATCATTATAGAAGTAAGCACCTACTGAACCAGTATGGTTTCCATATCTGAATGAAAATACGTTAGCTGATAGTGAGTAAGCATTTGCTGACCAGCCACCAGGAGTTAGAGCTGAACTTCCACCGTCATTCTTAAGATAGATAACATTACCTTGTTTTGCAGATATTAGAGTATCTTGATCAAGAATATAACCAGATGATGATATTTTAGCTTTATTTACACCTGCCTCATCAAATCCCCAATTCTTGTTTGCTGGGAATCCTGCAGTATCACTCCAATAAAATGAAGTACCTGAAAATGGTCTAAAGAATGATATAGCATTATCTGTAAACGTCATGTTATTGACATTAGACCAACGTAATGTTAGATTACCAACTTGCTGACCAGTTCCTGCTGCAGTTGCAACTACATAAGTTGCATTTGCAGTCTTAAATGTTGGAATGGTATTTTGACCAGCTGCTGCATCAGCTACTGGATATCCGTCTGCTGTAATGTAAGCACGATCAGTTCCGCTTCTTGCAAATGCCCAATACCCATCTCTTGCTAAAGCATTCTCATACCAGTACATTGAAAGGCCTGAGAATTTATTATGAAATTGTACAAGATTGGATGTTAATACTAATCCTCCAACATTTGCAGAGTAAATTGTAATATTACCAATGTACGCATTACAAGGATCAGCATTGGCAACAAACATACTGTTTGCTGATTTAAACGTTGGAATAGTATTTTGACCAGCTGCTGCATCTGCAACAGGCCAACCATCAGCTGTAATGTATGCTCTTTCTGTTCCTTTTCTATAAAACGAAAAGTAACCATCTCTACCTAATACGTTTTCAACCCATCCAAATGATGTTCCTGAAAATGCATTATAGAAATTTACAGCATTATCAGTAAATGTCAAGTTTCTTACATTTGCATAAGAAAGTGTAACATTGCCAATTGATTGACTATTAATTGCTTTTGCCAACTGAACATTAGAAACTGTGCCTGATGAGACTCCAGCAATTTCACTGAATCCCCCACCTGCTTTTGGTTCCCAAAGGCTTGTAACACTATTCCATGTTAGAACTTGAGCGTTAGATGGAGTTAGTCCTGAAACATCATACAGATTAGAAAGGTATGCAGCTCCTATTCTTGCGTCGATTCTTGCGTTGGAAACTACATTGGCAACAGTAGCTTTCTTACTTGATCCAGATTGAACCAAGTAAAGTATATCGCTACTGTTTACACCAGACGTAGCTTCAGTAAGTTCTGATACCTTTATATCTGCCATGTTTTATTACTCAATAAAATTAGGAATTAGCTAATACTGAATTGTCGTTAGCATCTGTCTGCAACGTGCCAGTAGCATTAGCGTTAAAGTTTTTAGACATTGCAACAAGTGCTTCGGTCTTATAACGTGTGCTACCTTGAGAAGTTGTATATGACATATGTGAAGACCAGCCTGGAATACTAAATCCACGACCCTTGTTTGCTGCTACTGCAACTTCAACACGATCTACACCGTATACATTTGCCTTGCCAACAGTATTAGCACCAGCTGCTGCAGTTATTCCCCAACCATAAGTACGAATACCTTTTGGTGATTGTTGAGCAGCGGTAGTTGTTAAGTTTGCTGTAGAACCAGCATAAGGTGCGTCAATTGTTAGAACGTTAGCTGAAAAGATTGCGTTTACAGCATATTCAACGTTATCTAATGCAATAGCATCACCAACATTAATATTACCTGTGAAAACTGTTGTAGCATTTCCACGTAAGTAAACGTTTCCATTTACTACCCAGATACTACCTAAGATAGCTTTTCTATCTAATTTACCCCATTGTGACATCTTTTTGTCTCCTTTGAATTTATTTATAGGTGGAATTAATCGTTAGCTTTTGCGTCTTTCTTAGTACGCGAGCCCATATTTTCCACTCTTCTTGTAGAACCGTGATGGATATACTTACGGCGTACGCCGGTTTCCTTATCAGTTACGACATACTCACCATAGGGCTTTCCATCCTTCATACTAAATTTTTCACCAGAGATTTGATGCCCGGCATCCATGTGTGCCTTCATTTTCTGTTTTAGATCATCACGTGTTAACTCTTCTAAAATAATATCTTCTTCTTGTGTTCTAAATGCTTCATATGCTACTGCTACAATTTGATGCTCTTCAAGTTCTGATCCAACAAGTGATGTTACTGCTGTTAGATAGTCTTTGAATGTAAACTGTTCTGGAGCATCAATATTTAAATCTTCTTTGATGATTGTTTCATCAAATTGTTCTGCTTCTTCTTTCTTTAAACCACCACGAGCTTCTGCACTCTTTAACATAGCAATACGGTCACGATAACCGGCAATACCAGGCTTAATGTCCTTGGCAGCTTTCTTTTCACCTGGCGTAGGATTGGCTATATGCTTCATAGTGGTCCTAGCTTGACGTGTTTGGTATGCCCTATCTTTGCGATCAGCATCTAGATCACTCATAGCGCCTTCATCAGTTTGCTCTACTTCTTCGTTCTTGGAAAGAAGATAGTTACTGCCTTTTTTGCCCACGCCACGTTTCATTGCAGTCATTTGCGCTTTCTTCAATTCTTCGTGACTTGCTCCAGCCTTTCTTGCAGCTTCTGCATGTTTAGAATTTCCAGTTTCTGCGAACTTAGCCAAAAGCTCTTTTCGGGTGCCGCCTTGACTTTTTGGACTATAATCTGTAACAGCTTCATCAGTTTGTTCTTCTTGCTCAATTAACTTCTTAGCATGAACTTCATACCCTTGCTTTTCCATATCAGCAATATGCTTTTTAGCTGCTGCAACTGCACTATGAGTACCAATAAACTTATTCTTAACAATTTTACCAGTCTCTTTGTGCTTCATATGAACTTCAACACCCTTAGGTGTTTCTGCGAATTTCTTTTCAAATTCTGGTGTCATTGCTTCGTTAGTTTCAACTGGTTCAGAAGCTGCAACAGTCTCTTCTTTCTTTTCTTCAGAAAGTACTTCTTGTTTTTGTTCTGAAACACCTGTCGTAACTTTTTGAATTGCTTCAAATAGACTAGTAGTGATTCTGGTATATTGCTGTTCCATGGATAGAGGTCCTGAAATAAAAGTTATTTTAATATTTATAGTTTACTAACTGGCGTAGATGACCAGAATTTACATGACCAGTAGCGAGCTTTCCACTTTGGTCCTGGATTATCACAATTATGGCGTGCTCTGAAGCTAGACTTACGTTCTGGATCATCTCTCTTAATTTCTAAGTTAGGATCACCAAAATTTACTTTAACGGTATTACCTTTATCATTCTTAACATATACTGCACGCTTCTTTGGACCACCTGGTGTTAGGAATGGTTTATTTAACTTAACATTCTTGCCATCTTCTTCGTGAAGCTTTAGTGATAGTTTAGAGAATGATAACTTACCTTCTACAATATCATCACCCCAATCCTCATATTGCTCGTTTCCAGTGACTGTAAACTGTTCTTCAGTAAATCCATATTCTTCATCTGGACAACAATTAGAGTTAAAAGCTGCTTCTCTTAGATCTTTAAATGATTTGCCGTAATTTAATTCTTCTGCAAGATTGCCTTTGTGATATGCTTTGGCTGCTGCTTGAGGTGTATCATGCAGTGTAGTTTTCTGAGTAAACGCTGTAGAAGAACCACCTGCTGCATAATACTTTTTAGTCTCGTTATGTTTTAAAATGTTTGCACCCTTGCCTTTGGTGGCAGAATGTGTATAGCCAACATAAGTTCCAGATTTACCCTTTATTACCTGACCTCCAGACTGATCTATGTACTTGTACATATCATCTTTAGATTCTGTTACATCTTCGATCTCTTCCTTGGTAACCTTGGCTACGCCAACATGATGATTTTTAGTACCTATGGCTTCAATTTCCTTGACACGATTTTTATCCTGCTCTTTGCGTTTCATGAGAGCATTGTAGGCAACCGAACCTTTGCGTGGTGGTTTAGCTCCATAGGAAAATGGGCCTGCTTCTGTCACTTCCGCCACACCTTGTTCTGGTTTTTTCTTTTCAGGTTTTTTAACAGGCTTGGCCATTTCTTTATCACTAACTGGATACTGTCTTAAAAAACGAGTAGTAGCATTAGGTTTCTTAATAGCTTCGTCCAACTCTGTTTCTTCTTTAACTACATAACTAACTGTTTTCATACCAGATGTTGGATGAATAAATGTCTTTTTCATCACCTTACCACCATGCTGCTTGGCATGAGCAAACGCATCTTCTTTCTTATCAAACTCATTCTTTGGTGGTTTGATCATGGGAGACGCTTCTTCTGATTTTGTTGAATTCATTTCTCGTTCTTCTCTTTCTTTCTTTTGCTTATCCAGCAAGTCTTGTAATCTCTTAGCACCAGCATCCATATCATATCCAGCACGTTTCATACTATTTTTAAATTTTTCAAAAGGTGTTTTTTGTAACTTTTTCATCGTTAGTACCAAGGCCTTTCTAATCCAAAATACGTTGCTTTCCAATGAGCTTGGGCATACCAACCTTTAAGGTTTTGCCATTCATCTCTTAGTGACCAAACTCGCTTGGCAGCATCTACCCAATCAGTGTTTTTTACTAAAGATTCTGCTTTTATTCTTTCTTCTTCTATAAATTCTAGATTTGGACTATCCCATTCTAGATGCAATACTTCTAGTGCTATATTACCATCACAATAATCAATATTTAAATCTAAACCCCATTTCTTTTTGCAGGTTAATAACCAACCTACTCTAGGATATTTTTTAGAATGCCACTCAATTTGTTTTCTAGCATCATCCTCAAAATTACAACGATACATTGCACAACTATGATCAATACTTAGATAAGGGTGATCAACATGGATCCAAGGTTGAAAAACACCTGGATGATCTGCCGTATACTTTGTAACTTCTAACCCTTGAGCTCTATAATATATTTGCTCCAATTTAGTTAGCTCGTAACCATCTTTATCGAAAAAGTTTACAGCTCTTGGATCCTTAAAAAACACATCATCAATTATAATATCAATTTTAGGATCTTTTAAGAAATTGATCTTGTCTATTCTAAACATTTACATGGTACGATCTTTATTATCGATTGGTCCGTCTGTTAACCAAAGTGAGCAACTTCTTGTTCCTGCACATTTAAAATGGAGAACATTGCAGTAACCAAGGTCAGCTTTTTCTGCTGTTGCCATTGTATCGGCATTATCTTCTTTGCCAGCCATTCCTTTAGCAATACAATCTCTCATTTTATCAGAGATATCAAACGCTGCACAATTCCCACATCTCATTGTTTTTGCATTTTCAACAGAGATACCCCAAACCTTGGCTAATTTATTCCAATGGTCTCCTGGAACATTTGGATTAGCTGGTCCATACAAGTATTCATCTATTGCATGTTGTCTGTTCTTAACATTGGTGTCAAGATCTTGAGTGGCTACTGGACAACCACCAGCTGCTTCATCTATTTGCAACGAAAATTGTTTAAACTTCACTTCTTAGCTCTACTTGATAATCTAGAACGCTCAATCTCTCTAATTCTTGGCAACATTTTTTGTGAAAGATTATTTACTATTCCTTCCATTGCCTTTAACTGTTGCTCGATTCTATCTTTTTCAGCAGCAGATAATTGATCCTTGCTTCTTCCTCTTAATAATCTACTCATTAATGCACGCTTTGCTGCATGGTGAGCACGACTTTTTAGAGTATTTAAATCAGAAGAACGTTTTAACTTAAGGCTTCTTGCCAGGTTACGTTTGGCAGCAGATCTTGCAAAATCCATGTGCTTTTTCATTCTAGAAGAAGCAGAAATCTTTTCATCCAAAGTTTCTTCATTGACTTCTATACCTAGTTCTTCTTCAAAGTCTTCTGGAGCATATAGATCAGCAATATCTTCCCAAGATAGGCGATTGGCCATATCCTCTAATTCATCGTCAGTAATTTCTTCTGAAAGGTAAGATTTAAAATTAAGCATTTTTAATGGTAGCCCTTAACATCCAGCCATGTTTTTCGTGTACTGTTAATCTATCTTGTAAAAAGTTTGATATTCCTAACTGACCTAATTCTTCAGCTTTTTGATATGCTTTGGTAAGAGTTAGTAATACAATATCGTTATCATTATTTAATGATGCAAACATTTCTCTTGGTTGAGCAGTTGATAGTGATTCCACTACAGCACTCATTGCAAGCATAGCAGCTATAGAAGTTGGTGCATATTGATCTAATGTTCTAATTTGTTCTGCAATGGGGTCCACGGCGCCATGTAACTCTTCATAAAGGTCACCTAAAAAGCTATGATACTGTGGAAAATTTGGACCTTCAACATTCCAATGAAATTGGTGAGCCTTAAAATACATCACAAATGTATTTGCCAAACACTCTCTTAAATATTGTACTAATTCATTCATTTAGGGCTCCAGTTGTTGTCTTTTTCTCATTGATTTATATGCAGATGATGGTTGAGTGAATTGTTGAACCTGAGCTCTATGAATGCTTTCACGCTCTGCACCATGTGCTGCTGCTACTTTTTGTGTTTCAGGATTAGCTGAATGAGTCTTAAAAGATACTAGACCAACTGGTTTATCAGGATATCCTTGATTATCAATTGTCTTATCAACACCGTGCCATGCATCTTTACTATCACTAAAATTGATATCTCTTGGTTGTTTATCACTCAGTGGAGAAATAGTTTCACTTTCTTCTCTTAAGTCCTTATCAGCAGTATGATAAGTTTTACCTTTAGTAATATAGGAATTAACTCTTGCCATACCCCATTGTTGAGGAGTAGTTCCTGGTCTATGTGATGTTTTCCAAGCAGCCATCCCTCTACTATACACTTGTTTTAGAGTACCAAGCGATACACCAGATGCTTTTGCTTTAGCAGCAAGTCCTTTCTCAGCAGCCTCATCTATTTGATCAGAAGTTCCATCTTTCGCCGTCACAATTCTTCCTTTTCTTATTTTTCTCTTAAACACTTTGCCACCAGGACCTACAGTTTCTATTTCTTTATAATCGGATGTATCTACATCTTCTTCCACTTCTGATCCTCCTGCTGTAAATGTAGGAACGTGTGCCATTGGTTCATTTGCAAAACTTCCGTCTCTATGAATAGAAAGCTCTGACATCTTTTGTAAATGACCTCTCATAAACTCTAACTTAGTATCATCAACACCTAAAAGATTTAGAGTGTCGTGTGCAATAGCAAATTTCATCATAAAAAGATGCATCATTTCTTCGTTTGCAAATCCATCCTTAATTGCTTTCTTTTCAATACCGAGATACTGATCGGTAGCTTGTAACGCCTGTAGTAATTTTTCAGTATTTAAACTAGTATCTTTTGTTAATTGATTAAAAAGAGCCTGAGCACCTGGACACATATCGAAGTGTCTAGTTGCGTATCCAGCAAAAGTAATTTGAGAATTCTCTTCCTTTAATTCCTGTTTTTGTTTATCTGTCATGCAAAGGAAAGGAATTTGTTGTTCGCCAAACATTCTTTTTGCCCTAAGTGTATAGATAGAAGGTTTAGTCTTAACATTCTTATCAGTACTCCATGGCTCCATCAGTGATGGATCGTCTGGATTTTTCTTAACTTTTTCTTTAGCTTTATCTTGATTTTTCTTTACTTCTGCTGGAGATGCAACACCTTTTGGTGCATTCTTTTTATTAACATCTGGAAAATTCTTGAATGATGGTCTTTCTTTGTATGCACCTGAATCTTTATAGAATTTACTTTCTGTTACTGATGCAATCCAATGCTTAGATGTAGAACCATCTTCTTCTTGAATCGTTACATAGGTAGTTCCACGGTAAACAATCACTCCGTGCTTTCCATTAAATGTAGTTACTTCTTCACCAAGTTTAAATATTTTACCGGCAATGTATAATTCACGAATGTCAGGAATTTCTGGCATCGTTTTTTGTTCTTCTATCTTCATTCCTTTTCTCAAATCATGAAAAAGTTCTTTTGCGTGTTCATCTGATACATGATATGGTATTCCTTTTCTGAATGATTTAAAATCGTTATTTGCTGCATGCTCTCTTTGTTTTGTTCCCGAAATTCCAGTGGTTCCTTCAGCATCAGGGTCTCTGTGACCTGCTGATATGACTTCTACATCCATTCCAGGATGCTTATACTTTTCTACCTTTTCTTTATACTCATCAACACGATCAGAACCAGCTACCATCGTTACCTTTTTATATCCGGCCTTATGAAACTTATCAAGATAGTGCATGAATGTTGGAGTTTCTTTCGAAGAATGCTCAATATTCACGCCAGGAAACATTCTCTTGGCATGTTTGACTTTGATAGCTGGGGGTAAGGGATTCTTTTTTGGTTCATGTGAATGTGACATAACAACCACATGATCTGCTTTATGTTCGAGGGCGGTGTCTCGCACCTTATGTGCTACAAGACCATGCCCTGATGTTGGTGGATTGCCGCGCATATAGGCAAATACTATATGCTTAGATTGTTCTTCCTCGGCAATAAAAGATTTGAAGTCCATGAAAGTCCATTAGAATAAAACTGTTAACAATATATTATTTATTGTTTTTAAAATTCCACTTCTTCCCAATTTATTAAGTTTTCATTCCATTCATACCTTTTTCCATCATCAGGTTTAGTAATGGGAGGTTCCCATAAACAAGTTTGATTATTGAGAATCCAACTATTAAAAGGTTTCGGAGGAATAAATCCATCTTTTTCTTGATCATAATAATATCCAATAGAAGCATAATTTTTTCTAAAAGGAATTCCACCATAAACATGAACATTTCCTATCGTATTGTAGCTAGTCCTTTTACAAACCAGCCCCTTTACTTCAGAATAATGTTGCTCCCAATCTAAAGTAGTATCTGTTTCATCTTTTCCTACAATTACTTCTACAACTATATTATTTTGATCTAAGAAAGCATAATGTGCCATAATAACCTCTACGAAAAACAAACCGTCCCTGCTCCAGCAGTCACACAATAAATTTTTACTCCAGCTATACTAGTATTAGCTGGTGTTGCGGTAACTCCAGCTGAGAATGTGGCTGTTCTTGCACTAGGTATCCTTAATACTAATATTCCAGATCCTCCCGATCCCCCACTACTTGCGTTGTTTCCTCCTGCACCACCTCCACCACCCCCAGTATTAGCTCCACCATTACCACCTGGTGCAGATCCTGAGGTAGTAGTTCCTGCACTTCCAGGATTTATAGCACAGCCTCCTCCACATGTACCTGGATTATTTCCACCGCCACCTCCACCACCACCAAGGCCTCCTGCTCCTACTTTGGTACCACCATAATGACCGCCACCGCCACCGCCACCTGCAAAGTAAAGAGATGCTCCAGTAACTGAAGTCAGAATACCTGTACCGCCATTGGGTTTAACACCACTTGGATAACTTGAACCATCAGCAGAAGTACCAGATGCTGTTGCACCACCTCCACCACCTCCTTCAATTTTAGAACCACCTAAGTGATAACCAGATCCTCCAGGATTACCTTGACCTGCAGTTCCTGTTCCACCACCATAACCTGGACCTGGTGGATCTGTTCTTCCACC